GACTGCCCTAAACTATATAATTCAATGGACAGCGAATAAAGGGCATAGAAAAGCCCTTCTTCTCTACCACCCCAACCATGGAGTGTATCGGTAAGCAGAAAAGAAGGGCTAAGGCTTAAGCGGCGTGTTTGCCCTGCCATCTCATAAAGGCATCGAGGATCGCTGTTCTATTAGAGGTCAGCAGCGTGTCGATGGTAGGGTACAATGGCTTTATATTTTGCCAATCTGTGAGAAAATCTACCATATCTTTCTCGATGACGACAGCGTTGAGCGCAGGGTCATTGATCATGATATCTGAGGCCTTATGTGCTAACTTGGCAAGTTCCTCACTTCCTAACTTAGCATGTCCAGAAGATATGATCTTCTTGCACTCTGCAACATCCTTAGCCTGGACCTCGATAGTCTGCTCTGCCTGCCCTGCATCAAACTCCTCTTGTAGGTACAGCTCGCCAAGTTGCTCAGAAAAGTTCTCTCTTAAGACCCTAGCCTCTGCACATTTCTCCAGCATGACTTCAGGGTGAGTCTTCCAGCAGCTCCCCTTGTCATTACCTTTGGCATCTTTGCCATAGCTAGACCACATCGCAGTACTACAACCTTCTGCCAAGATCCCATTAGGGGTTAGCTTACAGATATATTTAGTAGCGCTCACAAGCTTCCCCTTCTCATCATAGACAAACTCTGTCTTCTTCGATGATGGAAAAAACTGCCCTGTCCTATCAGCTATAGACCTCAAGGCTTTGATCGATGTTACATATTGGTTCTTCCCTCCATACTTGATGACCCAAATGTTTTTCAAGAAAGGATCGAGCCCTAACTTCTTGTGCATCGTAAAGTAAAATAAAAGTTCTTCATCGCTGACGTTAGGCAACACCTGGTCCCTTATGTAGTCAATGAGTTTGTTATCCCACCCTTGATTTTCAATGATGGCTAATGCTGTTGAGGTCATATAAAATTCTCCTGTCTTTAATTTTTTTGAGCTAGATTTTCTTATCTAGCATTTTTTTTATGGTGTCTAGTTGAATCTGCATCTTCACATGCTCAATGTTAAGTTTATTGAGGATGATCCAAATTTCTGCGATATAAGAAATACCCTTTTGGGTATATTGGAAGGCGGCATCATCTTAACCTCCGTTTTGATGGTTGTCCTTTCGATAGTTTTCCCTGCATAGACTCACAACAGTCTGTGCAGGGTTTTTTTGTCTATTCTTTCTGCTTCTCTCCCTTGTCTCCCTTCCCTCCCTTTTCTTTGCCTTTTTCTGGCAAGATCTTGACGAGGATGCAATACTTCCTTAAGGTCTTGATCATCCTCATGGACAAGTTCTTCTGATTAGATACTTCTGCTAACATCTTTGACATCTCGCACACGGGCTCATATGTATATTGCCCATGCCAATGCTTTTCCCTGACGGTAACTTCCATGCCTTACTCCTCTAAAGGGTTAAAATATCTATAACACTCTAACATCGCCGCCGCTATGCCCATTAATTCTGTGGTGTAGCGAAACTCTCTAGCATGAGGAGGTCTTCCCTCCTTATTCAGCTGGTAAAATATAATCCTATCGCTCAGATTTGACACCCCATTTTGCTCCAGTAGGTAGTGGTACAATACCCCCTGTAGGGCCCATGTGAGACCTATTCTCTTGGTGTAAGAGGCTGTCGTCTTCCAGTCTACGATGATAAGTTCGTCATCTTCCTTAAACTTCACAAGGGCATCAATCTGCCCTGTGATCTTTAGCCTATCGTCATAATATCTCCTCTCCATCAGCTCAACAGATGCTTTGGAGTCCATCATAAACTGACGGAAACTGTCGAAATACCCAGCTGCGTTGTCATCAACTATCACAGGGACACATTCAAGGTACAGGCTGATAGCATCATGCACCTTGACTCCTATGCATCTCTTATTCTCTAAAACATCCTCAGGAATACCCTTAAAGTCATTCCATGGGGCCAATATCTCTGTCACTCTCGTATATCCAGGGCGAATCTGTTCGTCCATCTTTTCCTCCGTTATTTTTTGATCCATGAGAATCTTATTTCATGAGCTCATTTCTTCGCAACATCTTTCGAGAAAAATAAGTTGTTAAATAAATCCTCATCACATATGTCTGGGTAAAATTCAATTTGAGGTTAGCGATGTTGAATCTCAAAATAGATGGACAACCGATCCCCTGGCAGAGACCTGGGTATAAGATGCTAAGAAATGGAGATAAAAATATCAGTTTGGTATATGACAAACAAAAAAAAGAAAAGGAAATGATCAGGTGGCAACTCATGCCACAATTCACCATTCCTAAGATTTCCTCTCCTATAGCTATGGAAATTACCTTTGGCATGCCAATCCCAAAGTCTGCATCTAATGCCTTGAGGGAGCAAATGATAGCTGGGGAAGTACGCCACATGAAAAGGCCTGACATCGACAACCTTACGAAATTTTACCTCGACACTATGAATGACTTTATCTTCGTTGATGACTGTCAAATATGCTCTTTGAAAGTAAACAAAGTCTTTTCAGAACAGCCCTCAACCATTATTTTAATAACTCCACTGATAAAAAATGTCTTGCAGGACAAGGCAGACGAAGTTCTAGAGAGAGAAGATGAATATAATTTACGAGACCCTAGATGGGGAGAAGATCATAGAAGTTGTGTTGACAAAAAAAGATATGTTTTTAATACAGGAGAAGATGATCAGGTCAAGCCTGTTTGAAATTGAAAATGAAGTTTACAACCTAGGTGTGCGCCTAGCAACAAAAGGGGAAGAAGAAGATGCCACTAATCAGGTCAGGAAGCAAAGAAGCAGTAGGAGAAAACATTAAGACTGAAATCAGCGCAGGCAAACCAAAGAAGCAGGCAATCGCCATAGCGCTGAACACAGCTAGAGAGGCAGGGGCAAACATCCCTACAAAGGGTAAGAAGAAAAAGAAGAGCGCCATATGAAAAAAGAGCAGGACATAAGAGGCGTAGTGAAGAGGCAGAAAATGTACTCCACACTAGCTCGTAGAGAGGGAAAATATGCCTTGAAGAAAGAGGGGCAAGAGGAAAAAGAGGGCGCTCCTGAGATGGCGAAGGATAGCGCTAGAGAGGCAAAAATATCATTTGAGTTTGCCAATAAGAGAAAAAAGATCGCCAGTCTGGAAGAGAAAAAATTAAAGAAAAACAAAAAAACAAAAAAGAAGAATTAAAGATGACATATCAAGATGAACGCAAGCCTATACAGCCAGTAGAAGTTAGCCAAAAATACATGGCATGGAACATTAAAGAAATTAGCGAAAGCCTAAAAGCTATATCTCAGTGGTTAGAACTTTTAGTCAAAGCTCAATTGCAGAAAAGGGCTAGCAACTCTCCTCCTGAAAGGGCTAGCAACTCTCCTCCTATCCATACTATGCATGATAGAAATGAAGAACTACCATTTTAAGAGGAGAAAAAAAATGAGATTATTTGAATGGATAAAGGCTAAATGGACAGGGTTGAACAAACCTACAGAAATTTATTTTACTTTTTTTTGCAATAATGATGAAACAGATTGCAAAGATAATGATGAAACAGATTGCAAAGATGAAGTTGAGAAGAAACTAGAACAGCTTGATATGTTTTATGAATCTTTGGAAGAAAAGGTAGAGGACCTTAAAACAAGGAAATTGGTTAAAACAGGGACAAAAGTTCGTAAACAAAGAGTAAACAAAGATTCTTTAGTAAGAAAGTTTAACACAGAAAGAATTGGATATGATTATGATTGTGTTACGACTAGTAATGATATTTACTTAGATTATTTAGATTGGTGTAAAGAAAGAGGACTAAGACCAAGGACTAAACAAGCGTTGTTTATGTGTCTAAATCATGAATGGAGAAATAAGCCTCCATTTTCAACCAACATAACAATAGATGGAAAAAAAGATATCCATTCATATGGAAATGTGCGATTAAAGAAAACTCATGAAGAGTGCATTTAATGCAATCACTCTCTGACAAACAGCTCTTTTCCTTAAGTGATTCAGACGCAAGAATGAATATTTGGGAGGGAGCTGTTCGCTCAGGGAAGACCTATATCAGTCTTTGGAGATGGTTAAAGGAACTTACCTTTGGCCCTCCTGGTGAGTATTGTATGATTTCCAGGACCTACGACACATTCAAAAGAAACATTCTACCTCAGCTCATCCATATGATTGGATGCCAGGATGTTAGATACTACTCTGGCAAGAGAGAGATGCATATTTTTGGTAAAAATATTCATGTTGTGGGGGCCGACGATGAACGCAGTGAGAGCAAAATTAGGGGAGCCACCTTCCAATCTGCCTATGTAGACGAGGCCACAATTATTCCTGAAAGTGTATTTAGGATCCTTATCAGTCGGTGTGCGATGAAAGGGGCGAGGATCTTCGCCACCACTAACCCTGACAGCCCCTATCATTGGCTAAAAAAAGACTTCCTCACAGACAATCCTGACGTCAAAAGCTGGAAGTTCACTCTTGATGATAATCCCGAGCTCACGCAAGACGAAAAAGACTACCTCAGAAGACAATATAAAGGCATTTGGCATCAAAGATTTATTGAAGGAAAATGGGTACAGGCTGAGGGAGCTATCTATGATTTCTTTGACTCTGACATTCATGTCATTGACTTTCCGCCTGGTCAAGCTGAGTTTTATATTGTTGGCGTGGACTATGGAACCACTAATCCTTGCTCTTTCGTTCTAATAGGGATAAACAGATCCAAATATCCTAATATCTGGGTTGAAGATGTTTACTACTGGGACAGCAAGGTAAAGCAGAGGCAAAAAACAGATAGCGAATACGCTGAAGACCTAAAAACCTTCATTCAGGGACTATATGTCAAAGCCATATATATTGACCCATCAGCAGCCAGTTTCAAGCTGGAACTAGGGCGTGAGGGAATTTCTAACTTATTTGATGCAGAAAATGAAGTACTAGATGGAATTCGCTTAACGAGCAAATTTCTCGCCAACGGTACATTAAAGATCTGTAGGAAGTGCGAGCCTTTGATCAAGGAGATACAGGGGTATGTTTGGGATCCTAAGTGTGGAAAGACTGGCGAGGATAAGCCTTTGAAGGACAGAGATCACAGTTTGGATGCGATGCGATATGCGCTCTATACACACTTTTTTGGGAAAGAACAAACGAGGATGACTCCCCAAGACCTAGAAAGGCTGTATGCTGAAGCCATGGGAGGGCCAGGTCTTCCAGCCCCATTTAGGGACGTGACAGGACTCGAAAATAGGTTTATTTAGATATCAATCTGCCAAGTTTTTTGTCAATTTTAGTAACAGATTTAATCTCTAGATCTTGTAAATGTTTATTTAGAGCGTCACTAGTTGGGGCAGCAGGCTCTTTTTCATTTTTAATTATATAGGTAATTCCGGAGGCTACAAGTATCAATACGACGAAAAGAACACATGCCCAAAATTTGGCATTCGAAGGGAGTTCCATAATTTCTCCTATATAGTTTTGACAGGGACTTCAACCTCAGCGGAAGCGTCTGTCTTAGCTGTTTCATCGACTAAATCATTAGCATAACCATGAGTGTCAGCGATGGTTATATTGATTGTACAGGAACTTAGGATGAGGGATGACAAACCAAAAGCTAAGATAAGAAATTTCATCTTGACCTCGTTTTTCCTTTGGTATATCATCTTCCTGTCTTAATACATAGGAGGATTTAATATGTCCAATATTCAGCTAGAATTATTTGAAATTTCAGAAACTGAAAGACTAAAAGACGAGATTCGAGGATTGGAAAAGAGCCTCGGGAATGTGCGTAGGGGCATGTTCAGCAGGCATGACGAATTAGAAAAGAAACTTGTGGAGACGAGGGAGAAGTGTGAAAAATTTGAAGACGCGATCCATCAAATAACAGAGCGCATGAGGCATTATGAGGAGGCTTTATTCCCTGTGCTAGCAGGGGGAGTTGGAGCTGCTGGTGTTGAGCCAGGGCTGAGTTCTATGTTTATGCCTGTCTCTTCTTTTATGAGATCTTCGCAGGCTTCTTCTACAGGATTATTTGCTCCCCAGAAGTAGATAGAGAGTAGGCCTACTATGATGCAGGCGCCTACGATGATAGCTAGAAGAGTAATGCTCATTTGGAGACCTCATTTGTGAATTTTTTTCATTCTATATGAATCTTAAAGGAAGTACAATGAGAAAGCCTTCTTTTACCCAATGAGCGACACAGAGAAAGACGTATATTCGGGAGTCCCATAGACAGTCACATTTTTTACCCCTCCTGCTATATTTATCAGCACTGAGAGCGTATCATTCACATTGAGATAGCATTGGGTGCTAAGGTTCCAATAATTGCTATGTTGAGCAAGAAGGTCGTAAATCCCTGGATAAGGATTTGATTGCTGCATAATTAGACCAGCCCCATTGAGGATGATATAACAGCCTGAAAGGAAGTGGGTGTTGTCAATGTTGTTTGCAGTCACATGCGCTGTTACTGCATAGACACCAGCCTGGGAAGCCTTAAAGACGCCAGTAGTGTTGTTATAATTTGATTTTGTGTCATATAGGACATTATCAAACACTATCTGATATACAGTGTTGTCCCCTGTAACTCCTCCAGTAGTGGCATTTCGATAAGCTTTCATCATGGGCTTATCAGGGATGTTTCCTGTTAAAGAAACTTGCCCTGCAGCAACGTTGAATTGTGACGCTGTATATGTGCTAACTCCCTTCCCCCCTCCATTCGTTGCGTTGTACGCTGTAATGGTCGAAGTGTTTGTGAGGGCTACGCCATCAACTTCTATGCCTTGAGTTGTGTCCCCAAGGATCTTAAGGTTTCCTGTGATGTCAGGACCTACGACTACGTTATCATTCCCTTTGACAGTCAGAATTCCAGCAGCTCCAGCGATTGCAGAGACGAATCCATTAACAACAGTAAAGTTGGTAGAGTTGAACGATGCTACACCCTTTGTAGCTGTAAGAGCAGTTCCAGCAGTGGCATTAGCAGCATTGATTGTGACAGTGTGCCCTGCTAAGTTTCCTATAGTATTTAGCCCTTGATTTGCTGTCGTCAACACATTGATGTTTCCAGCTCCATCTGGAAGTACGACGTGCCCATCGTCAGTGGTTAGGGAATCCATGTTTCCTGTCCCTCCTGTGCTGGAGACAAAACCTCCAACCACAGTAAAGTCTGCAGAGTTAAAACAGGAAACCCCTTTCTGTGCATGGGCGACATCAACTCCTGCAGTGGCGTTTTCTACTGATATAGTGATTTCATTTGGTATTATCCCTGTGGTGATGACTCCTGCTACAGGGTCTCCATCAATTAAACACAAGCCTCCAACAGGCCCTACAACGTCTCCTACGTCTCCTTTGAGATTCTGTATGCCAGACCCCCCTCCACCACCAGTAATTTGCACCCAAACAGCCTGTTTGCCTCCTCCGACAACATTAAAATCCCTCATAAGCATCCAAATCCTATTGAGGACAGGGTTCATCCAGGTATCCCCTGGTTGATAATTGTTGACATCCTGAAGGTTGTTGGGGTCTCGATTGCGAAAAAAGATGTTGCCAGGGTTAAGAGGGCGAACCCCCAGATAGGATGTAGGATTCATTGAAGAAAATTGACTAGACATATTTTACCTATTGAAGAAGCCCATATAAAGTTATTGTGCCAGATCTGATAGTCCCAGCAGTGAAGGAAAATTTTATGGCATTCCATGTGGCAGCAACTGTATTCGTCCCAGCAGCCTTTTGCCAGTAAATTCCTTCCACAAAAAAATCCCCTTGAATACTAGGGATTGCTGAGGCCCCAAAATTGTAAAGCCAAAGTGTTCCAGAAGTGCCGTACGTATTGAGTGCCCCTGTAAAAAGCTGAAATGTAGTGGTTGAATTTTGGTTGTTCACTGTGGCGCTGTTGTAGGAGAGATACCAGTTCCCCGAGGCATAGTTTGTCGCTGAATAGCTAGATCCATTATTCGACGAGATCTGCATTTGCAATGTACTTCCAGCAGCTGTAAGCAGAGCGTCAAAGACAACGACGTATGTGGTATATGTACTGGAAATCAAAGAGGTAAAGGAAATTGAAGATGATGTAGAAGCATTTTGAGTCGAAAGTTTTACCCATGTACCCCTATCTGTGAATGTAGGGGCGTTACCAGCCCCATTAGAGGTAAGGACCTGCCCCGCTGTCCCTACAGCTGTTGCGCCAATTGCAGTCGTTGCATTTCCATATAGGACGCCATCAGCTGTTAGGGTTTG